TGTCAATTTTTTTATAAATATTCTTGTCAAAGAATATTTATAAAAAAATTACTGGGAGTAAAACGACATGTCAATTTTTTTATGAAATTTTTAAGGAAAAATTCATAAAAAAATTACTGGATGCTTTTGTGACATTCCATCTTTTAACAATTATTAATTCGAATCAAAAGAGTCCCATCATTTCCAATAGTATGAGATGTAATATCCTCATCGATACCACACTTGATCTCATAAATATTCTTTAGAATAAATTCATAATCCATATAATCCTTTGAAACTCGAAAAGTAAAATAAGTAGTATCTTGAGCGAACTTTTCATTTACCATCTTAATATTATTTACAATTGTTGAAATCTTTGTAATGTGATTTCTTAGTTGTTCCTCAGTTAGACCATCATGATTGAATGCCATGGTAAATTGTTTAATAAATATATGATATGGATGATAAATAATTTTTATTTTTCAATTTTTATTCAGTCCATTTTATTTTACTTATTTCATCTAAATGAGGTTTACTACCCAATAATCTAATTTATTCATTTTCTATATAATTATAAATATAAATATATATATAAATATTTGTATTTAATTATGTTGAACACATATCTAATCTGATTATTTCATCAAAATGAGGACGTATAGATTCAGTTAAATTTTCAATATGTTCTGTTTTTTCTTCATCACTAAAAATATAAGGTATTCCAGATGTAGATTGTAACCATAAATCTAAGATGTATTTACTAAAAGTATTAATATCTACTAAATTCTTTTTACTATTATTTGTTTTAATATATAAAAATATATTTTTAATATCTTCAGGTATTTCCTTTTTTTCTATACATTCTCGAATCCAATATGGAAACACTTGTTTTTCTTCTAAACTAATCCATTTTTTAAAAATAAATTCTAAAGCACTAATATATTCTTTGTTTTTTTTATGATTATCTATTCCTAATAACTTATTAATAATATCATTTTTTACGTCTGAATTAGATATCCATTCAATAAAATCATATGCATCTTTTGAATCTGAAAAAAGCTGATATTGTTCTATAATTTTTTTAATATATAAATAAATTTCAAATATAATATCAGTTCCAAGTGTTTGTTTAATTAGATCACAATTAATCATAATATTTGGTGATTGCTTTAATTTATTTCCAAATGAAATAATTTTAAATGAACCTGGATTACCAGCACGTCCAGCACGTCCTTTTGCTTGATCCATGATTCTTTGTTCATCGGATGAAAATCCAATTATTACATGAAGACCTTTCATAGCAGTTGATTGATTATATTTATAATCACTACCTCTTCCTCCTAAATTAGTTGCTATAATAATTTCACTAGAGTTTAATTGAATTGTAGTAACATGATTATCTGTGGATGCTTCATATATTGAAGATGGAATATTTCTTGTTGTAAGATACTTATTTAAATCATTGGCAATTTTTGGATTTACTGTAATTATTAGTATAGGTTGTTCTAAGCGGACTTTTGATACTTCTTTATAGATTTCTTCATGCCATTCATCTTCTGTATCTACATTTATTTCTCCTTTTGGTTCAAGTCTTGATTCAACAAAATTAGGTATTATTACTGGATTATTATTAACTCTCCAAACTTTTTTTTGAAATTTATAAATTTTATCTTCTGTTCCAATTGTTCCTGATAATCCTAAGACTAATTCTGATTCTCTAATATATCTATGTAATGAAAATGATCTATAAGTAAGAGTTGGTTTAGTATAAATAATACCAAGATATTTATATTCTAATATTTCATGAATACCATTCCAATATCTCATATTATCAATAACTTGACCAGTTTCTATATCTATATATTTAACTTGTCCAGTAATAACAATTCCATATATTTTTAATGATCCCAATTTTAAATCTTCTTTTATATTTTCAATAGATTGAATTATTCTATTAAAACATGATTTAACTTTAGGAATAAAACCATCTATCATTTTATTATGATCATACCATTGAATAAGAACTTTTTTGAAAGGATTTAATTTATTTAATAATTTATCTACTATAGTATTTGGAATATCATAAACATCTATAAATTTAGAATTATAAAATTCATAATCTCTTTTAAATTTTTCAATACTTTCATTTATAGGATCATATAAAGATTTATCTAATTCATTCTTACTTAAAAAGTCTAAATCATTTTTTAAACTATTTCTTAATACAAATTTTTTACCAGGGATCCATATAGTATCTGGATTATATATTTGAAGAGCATTTGTCACCCATTGATTTTGATCTAATTTCCATCTATTTATAAAGTCAGGATAGTTAGTTTGAATAAATTTAGTAACTTTATTTATTATTATAAACATATGAAATTCAATAGGTATTGTATATCTTGAATTATTTTCATAATCAGTTAAATAATAATTTTCAGTTACTTTAGCAATATGAATTAATACTTTTTTAATTGTGTCTTCTTTTGGATCTGGATCAGTTAATAAAATACGACCACTTGGACGATCAACTAACTGACTATCTGATTCATCAACTATTACTGTACGACGTGCTTCATCTAAAATTAATACTTGTTTTTCTTTGTCTGGAAAAGTAGCTTCTTGAAGAGCTTGAAATTCAAAATCATGAGGTGTTCCATAAAGTATATCATCAATTTTTTTTTTTGGATCACTAATTTTACGAGCATGAACATTACATGCCTTAAAAAGTGCTTTATTTGAATCAAGACCATCTTTTATAAGATCTTGTGTTACTGTCATAACATGTACACACATTGGGCGATCATCTCCTGGTATAATTGGTCTTTTTAATTTTGTTTGTAAAATTGCTGTCATGGCAACAATTAATGATTTGCCTTGTCCAGTACCTGCTTGAAGAAGAGTACTTCTACCTTCTAAAAATTGTAATACTGATATTAATTGATTATCTCTTGGACGAATATTATCTTTGCTTGTCATAGATACTTTATTAGACATCTCAGCGACCTCATTAATTAAAATTTCTTCTGGATCTAAACTTGACATTAAAGTAGATTTTCTTGTTCCATCAATATAATCATCAATTCCAGATAATTGATATCTAAGTTTATCACATTCAGCATCAGTTAATGATTTTTTATCTTTAAGATCCTTAATTAAATTTTCACGGCTTTTAATTATTGCTGGAAGTGGTTTATCTTTAGAAAGTTCCTCAATACCCATTGGTATTAAATTATAATCAATAAATAATCTTAATGATGCATATATTTCTAAATATGTAATATCATTTTCTAATTTAAAATCAATTATTTCATTTTTAGTAATTTCAGATTCATCTTTAGACCAATATGTATTTGTTAAAAGATCATATATCATATCTATTTTATCTGGATTACATACTGGTTTAATACAAGTAGGATCAACATTAGCTTTTAATAATTTTCCTATCATTCTTGATAAAGCATTATATTGTTTTTGATTAAGAGTTGTTTTTGATGTTTTTGATATATTATTTGATTTATTTGCTAATTTTAATATCCATTTATTTATAATAATTGGATCCATATATATAATAAATATAGATATAAATATATAAAAAAATTGATAATCTTAAATTATAATTAAAAGTATATTTTACCTATATAAAATTACATGCCTATTTGTAAAAATTATCCATCTAGAGTATTCAGAGGTATTGAACAGTCTCCATTAGGGAGAGGTTATAGTGCCTTAGGTGAAAATATAGGTATAATTAGAAAAGGACTAGATGATAATCTATATATAGTAAAACATACTAAAGCTGGTAAAAAATGGTATAAATATGACTTAGAAATTGATTTTGATATTTTACCTCTTGACTGTTACATTATTGCTTATTTTCCACAATGTACTCAAATAATAGATTCAAATGAATATTCTGTTAGAGAAAAATTTGGAGGTGATTTTCCATTTTTTGTTAAAGGTGAAGAATGGCCCATAGATAATGATAATATACCCTTAGTTTTTTGCTGTCAATTTATAGATCCTCGTAAAAATGATAATATAATGTATCGTGTTTTTTTACCAATCGATAATGAAAATGATTGTTCTTTAGAAAATTATCATATTAGTAAAATAGAATTAAATCAAGAAAATTTACGTAATCAAATTATAATTCAAAAACCAACAGAAAATGAAATGAATGACGGAATAGAAAATACAATTTATGACTGCTATTTAATAAATAAATGGGAAATGATAAAAGAACTTAAATCTTTTGACTACCTATCAACAAAATTTAATATACCTAAATATGTATATAATTCTAATAATGATTTACATTATGAATATTATAATAAATATGAAATAGCAAATCATTATCCTAGTTGCGGAATTAAAGTTGGAGGAACTCCTGTTTCAACACAAGGTGAACCTTATACTTCGCATGACTTACTACAATTGAGTGATTCGAAGTATTTACCTTATGGATGGGGAGATTGCGGAATTGGTCATATTAGTGAAGATTGTGAATTAGCGTGGGATTGTTGCTGAAATGCCTCAGAGAGGCATAAAATGATTTATCATTTCGTTTTTTTATAAATAAAAAAACGAAATATTTACATTTCATGCATACATTTATGTATGCATTACGGTTCATTTCCCAATTTCTTAACTAGATCAATTAAAAACATATTCTCACCTTCTAATTTTTGATTTCCTACAATTAGATTATGTATTGTTTTTTCACGTATATAAGATATTGCTAATTTTAAGGCATCATGGTATAATAATTTTATATAAATATTTCCAGATGTTAATTCATTTAATATATGCTCAACAACATTTTTAGAAATAATAAATTTTATTTCATTAAATTCATAAAATGTTTTACTTAAACAAACATTATATGTTTTTTCCATTTGAAGTGATTGAACATGAACTCCATTTAATGTTAAATAATGAACTATCTTAGTATCGGCCTCCATATAAGTACATTTATTTATTACTTTTATTTTTTCTACTTTATTAATTCCATCTTCAAAGACATCAATTGTTATTTCTTGAATTTCATCATCAGCATACTGAAACTC